TGCCCTGGTTTTCACCTTCCTTGCGATCGCCGAAGAAGGCCGGAATGATTTCACGGTCCTGCGATCGGCCCATGGCATAGGTGCCATTCACCGCGTAGCTGGAAGTGGGATCGACGATGGTGCGCAGCTTGTCGATGGAATCGACCAGATCATTCCAGTCGTAATCGACCGGATAGACCCACGGGCGGGCATGCGGCGTGTTTGCCGGGGTCAGCGCCGGATAGCGAGTCGTGCGCCGCGTGGCTTCGACTTTACCGATCTGCTCGACGGGGACCGCCGCTTTCGCGCCGGTGATGGGCTGAAACATGACGGAATCCCGCAGGCGGGAACCGCGTTGCTGCAGGAGCAGCATGATGGTGTTGCCATATTGCTGTGCATAATGGGTCGGAATTTGGTCGCTCATGGCGTCCTCCAAAAAGTTTAAATTGACTTTTCGCGAGGGTGTTCCGGCAACCGGACCCTAACTTGCTGGACCACGACCGCTTTTACGCAGGCCCCGTTGCCGGGGGTCCCTGCAGGCGATCGTGTCCAACCGTGCAGCGCGTAGTCTAACACACCCGCGCCGATGGTGTCAAGATCATTTCTGCTGCGACTGCTCCGGATAGGCGATCTTGTGCAACCGTGTCCATTCGGCCTTGGCGTCGGCGTCGCCCTTGATGAACTTATCGCTCCACGCCTTGTCCGACTGCAACTCCTTGATTTTGATGCGCGCAGCTTCCGGGGTGACCACGCTGCTGTTGCCGGCATTTTCGCCCTGCAGGAACGCATGTTCACCCAAACCGGCGCCGATGTTCGCGAACAAACGCATGGTATTCCCGGCTCCGATCGCGGCTTCGATCTTGGACAGAACCGCTCCCTTCTCCTCCTTGGTCTTGCCGGGGATGAACGACGCAACGGCGCGGCGGGACAGTTCGATGTTCTGATCTTTCATTCCAGCCTGTTGCCATTCGGCATACAGCGCAGTCATTTCCTGCTCCGCTGCCTGCGCCCGAATGGTTTCCTGCCCCTTGATCAGTGCAGCAGCTTCGGATTCATACAAACCGATCAGGGCTTCAAATTGCTGTTTGGGCACCCCAAGGGTGTGCGCCTTGTCACGGATTTTCACGATCACCGGGTCTTTCAACACGGTTTCGGACAGCTTGTACCCGTCCGGCTTTTCCGGTGCACCAACCTTGCGCCAGAACGCGGCTTGCTCCTCCGGTGTGGCGTCGGCCTTGGGGATGATCACGCCGCGCCCGGCCTTTTCCGCACCGACGAACTTTTCGAGATTGAAGGCCTTGTCGACCACCGCCGCCGGTCCGGTTTTGTATGCGTCCCCGTAGGATTTGATCCACTCTTTGCCGGGGCCATCGGGCAGGGCGTCATACCACACTGCCGGTGCGCCTCCAGACGCGCCGCCCGCGCCCGTCCCCGCCCCTCCGTCGTTGTTGGAGGCACCGCCTGCGCCCCCGGTACCGCCCCCGTTGGAGCCACCGGCCCCGCCTCCGTTGGAGCCACCGGCCCCGCCCCCCGTGCCGCCATCGCCTTCGGGGGAATACAGTCGTGAAATCAGTTTTCTGAGTAACATGGGAGTTCCTTGATTGTCGGGTTAATCGTCGGTCCCGTCTTGGTCCTGCGTGACGAGTCTGTACAAATCCGCATCCGTCAACTGAATGTTTTGGGCTATGCGGTGCCACACTTCGAGTCTACCAATAGCGATCCCCGTGGCAATAGGATCGACGGTCTGCGTCACCGGTGAAATAGCCACCGGTGTCGTGGTTGCCCTGCAGAACTTGCGCAGGTCAGAAAGGACGATATCCGCCGCAGGGGACAAGCTGTTACCGGGCGTGAACAAGGCTCGATAAGCGCTTCTGCGGCGGAATACAACCTTCCGTATGCGGTCAACAAACGACATGGCCTATTTGGCCTTCCTCTTGGGCTTGGTTTCCGCGGGGGGTTCGCCTTCGGCCAGCACCGGCTTGGTTGTGGCCGGTGCGCCCTGACCCTGCTGTTTCTTCTCCCATTCTTCGGGGGAATAGGTGCGCTCGACCGCTTGACCATCCACCACCGTCTTGGTCACAACATGACCGTTCGACAACGTTTCTTTCACAGTTTCCATATAGACTCCTTATTGAGGGGATGCACCGGCTGGAACTACAAACCCAGCCTCCGACGCAGCTTTTGCCATGTTTTTTGCGGCATTGGCTGCGGTATCTGCTCCTTCGAGCAAATTCTGTTGTTGCGCGGCTTGCTGCTGACTGGCGCGCAATGCGGCTATCTGATCCTTCGAACGCAAAACCTTGGCCGGTACTCCATTGATTTCGGCCAGTTCGCGCACGACTGCATCTTCATCAAAGGCATCCATCACCCCCGGTTTGACGTTGGCGATCGGGGACACAGATTCAATGGTCCGCATGATTGCCACCCCATCCTCGGCCCGACGCAGGCGCGTAAGCGGCGAAGTGTATACCACTTTCAGCCGCCCGCCCATCCGCTCCAGCAACGGCGGCATCGGCGGCAGGGCACCCGCAGCGCCGAGAATGTCCAATTCCCTTTGGATTGTCGGGCCAAGGAATTCCGATTGCTGCCTGCCCACGGTCGGGGCCAGCAGTTGCCCTTTCTCCTGCGCCCGGATCATGGCTTCCGTGGCAGTCATCTGGGGATTCTGTACCAGAATCTGGAACAAGGTAACGTAGAACGCATCGTTGATGACTTTGCGCTTCTGCTCGGTCATGTCCAAGGCGATCGGCAGATTGGACCCCGTTTTCATCGGGATCACCAGCTGCTTACCGTGCTCGTCCACCGCGCCATAGTTGATAGCATTGGGCCGGGCATTGAAGGCGCTCAGAATCCCGTCACCGTAAGCAAGCATGGGCGGGTCAACGATCTTGTGCGCCGCACGAATGATGGTCTTCTCCATTTCATTGACCATCTTGATATCCGGCAGTACTTGCATGGCCGGGGACCGCCCGTAGATTTCACGGGGGGCAGTAACGTGGCGCGACACCGAATAAGGCATGGTGCGATACCCGCCCTCGGAAACAATCTCCCGCCCTTCATAAAACAGGTAGTATGACTTGAAGGCCATCGAGCGGTAATCTTTCCGGCGCGGGTTGATTTCCTCGTTGGGAGATACGCAGTGCAGGAAATCGAACTTCTGCAACGAATTTTGCTCTGCCGTTTTTGCGATCTTTTCCGGGCAGCGCGGCCCGAATTTTTGCAGCGCCTGCCGTGCGGTCAAGGGGAACTTGCGGTGCACCAAGTCCACGATCCCGGCGTGATTTTCGGCGATGTACAATTCCGACAGCGCAATCGACTTGTAACGAATCCCGATCCCGAGCAGGTCATCGATAAACATGCCGAGTGTGCCAAATGCCATGAGCGACACGTAGCATTCATGCGCCTGCGAAGCGAAATTGGCCATGGGGCGGTATCGAACCCGGAACAGTAGCTTCGCCAGATTCTGGCAGTATTCCATGGTTTGCTTGTCTTCGAGCAGGTATTCCTCTTCCGGCTCGATGCCGTGCCACTGCTGCGATGCCGGAGTGATCAGGGAATCGATGGCCGAAGCTGCGCGATCCAGAGCAAGTACTGCCGTGGAATCAAAAATCTTCTCCGTTCGCTTTTCGCCCCCGGTCCTGATCTTGTTGAAGTCATCCTGACGGGGGAGCACCCGCTCGGCCACTTCGGAATAGTGAATGTCCCAAGTGGCGCGGTCCGCCTCCAATTGACTTTGAAGGCGGCAAGCATCTTCTGCGCGGGAGTCAGCCATGGCAGTTCCTTATTTGGTCGGGACGAGTTCGGCGTAAATGGCAGACGCAGTGGTGATCACTGCGCGAACCTGTCCCGGAGCGAGGGTCACGATCAGCGAACCATTGGCCGACAGCGTGGAGGAAGCCACATCCGCCATCGTGCCGTTGCCCGAGGGCTGCTGCAACTTGATGTTGCCGCCGCCCCACGTGCCCTCGGCAGAAAAGCGGTACTCGCCGCCTTCGCATTGCTTGGTGGTCCCGTTCCCGGCGCTGGAATTCGAAGCCACTACGATTTTGCTGCGTACCATGTCAATCTCCCAATAAGGTTTTTACTGCGGTACCCGGCGTTCCCGCCCCTTTTTCGCCGGTAAGAACGGTCGATGCCCGACCCCGCCGACGACGTTTCGAATCTGCATCTTCCACAGCTTGCGCTGCTGCATCCGAAGTCGGGGCCTTCGGCGCTTCCTTTGCAATTTCCGCCGGGGCAGCAGGCGCCGGGGGTTCGGCTTGCGTCAACAGTGCAGTGGCCGGGGCCAATTGCGGCGCAGCCACCGAAGGCGCGGGAGCCGGAGTCGGCGTGGTATCGATTTGCGGCGCAGGAGGCGGCGTCGGCGCAGGAGGCGGGGAAGTATCGCCCCCAAACAAACCGCCCAACAAGTCATTGAAAACACCACCAACACTGCTAACTAGTCCGCCCATGTCAACCCCCAAATACTTCATAATCGGAATTGGCGTATTCCTGCCGAATCCTGGATTGATGATCGCGGCCCACCGTCACCGCCCGGTCTTCACCTGCTGAAACTACGTCATACTCGTGTGCTTCACACACGTGCGAGTACTTGTTCTTGTCCGGAACGTCCCGGAATTTGATATCCCCGGCCACCTGCAGCCGCTTGCGATGATAGCCCCCGGCCATGCCCTTCCTCAAAGTCACGCAGCGCTTATGGTACCGCACGGCGGGCACCCCATCCACGACGGTATTGAGCAAGTAAGCTACGCCTTCACGCCGCCTTGTCGGGTCCTGCGTGGGTGCCGGTTCGCAATTCAAGAATCCTGCGGCTATCATGATCTTGAAGCAAGTCGACTCTTCCGGGGTCACCTGATCCCCGGATGGGTCACCCCTTGCTGAGACAATCTTGGCACCGGGGTATCTTTCGTTGAGCATGCGCTTGAGTTCCTGAGCAAACGAAGACACGCCCATTCGGTCCGACACAAACTCGTCATGAACAAGCCATAAGCCGTTACCGGTCCGCTGGCTGATCGTTGCAGCTGGAGTAAGCCCCCAATCGAACCCGAGTCGGAAGCCGATGCCAGCCAGTATAGGGAATTCCGCCGCATGAAATGAATCCTTGTATTCAGGGAAAACAGGGAGTCCGTCCATGACGAACCCATACTCGCCATCCACGTAGACCTTGATGAAGTCTGCGTCCTTGCCTGCGCTGAGAATCTGGTAGTACCCGGCTCTCAGGTTTCTCAGGTTCTCCGCCGCGGGCGACCGACCCGATGGTTGCCGCATGAAACTGAATAGCTTCTGGTTTTTGGTGAGGACGCCAGCGAGCCGAAGGCTCTCTTCCGCTTCGTGCATGGACTGAATGAGTTGGCGATTCTTTTCATTCGAAATGTCCTTCTCCGCGAGGATGTACCACCAGTGGTCAACATCCGGCGGGTTCGTGTCCATAATGATCTGGGGGCAGACGCACCCACCCTGCCATGTCGCCGGGAAGCGTCCGACCCGCCCGGTCAGCGCATCCAGAATCGCCTTCGGTACTTCCCGCGCCTCGTTAATCCAGGCGTCGGACAGTTCCATGCCCAAAGCCTTGGCCACATCGTCAGGGCGATCAAGGGCGACGAATATGATCTCCCACTTGAACTTGTTCAAATTGTCCACGATGGTAAGCTGTGGGGGACCCGCGTCGCGCCAGTGCCCCCGCTCTTTCGGTATCCACTGGAATACCGTGTTCATCGTGGTGGTGCGCAGTTCCGGGTAGGTGTTGCGCGCTATCAGCGTCCGGCGATACTTCCACCCGTCCGGTGCGCGCACCTGCCTGTTTGCATTCTTGATCAGCTTCATGAGCGTCGTCACGGACTTGCCCGACCCGAACGGCCCCATGATGCCGACGATGAAGGAATCGTCGGCCATGAAGGCTTTCGCCACCGGGCCGGGAGCGTACCAATGCACCCCGTCCGCCTGCCGTGGGGAGTCGACTTGCTTCCCCGGCTGGTGCAGCGTTACCTTCTCATTGGACGCGGAGACTTTCAATGGCGTACCTGCTCGATTCCCTGCAGATGGGTCCGCGTCGCCCCGGCTTCGGCATCATCTTTGGCTTGCTGAATCGCCCGGCGATCGTCCGCGTCCTGCGGCCCCAATTCGATCGCTTGCGCGGCCTGCATCGCCCGATCCACCCCCACTTTCATCGCCATGCCGACCAGTGCGTGGAGATAGTTCATGCCTTCGCGGTGCCGTTCGCGCTTCCTTTGCGCGGCTGACCCTATTTCCAGCGGCGAGGGCATCGGCCCGAGCGTGGCTTCGCAAAATGCCACCATGGAGTCAAACATTTTCTTGGGGGGCGTTACGTCCATCTGTGATTCTCCCATCGGTTGATCATCATTTTCTTTCTGGCCTTCGCTTCGTAGTGCAGCACCCACGCATCCTTCCAATGGTGGGGCTTCGAATCCTGATCGGGAGTGAACACCACGCCCATCATCGGGTTGACCACATACGACTTTTCGCGGAGCCACGCGTGGAACAGAACGTCGAACTTGCCGTTCTCCCAATCGAACGGCTTATTCATGTTCAGGTCGTAGTACAGGCTGCGCCAGAACTCCCGTGATTTCGACACCATCAACGCCCCGGACTGGTAGATGACGTCCGGATACGCGCCCATCATTTCCTTCTCTTCGCGCAGCGGCAAGGCAACATCAAACACCCCCGGCATCAGAGGACGCAAATCACGGAGGACCACCACATCGGTATGTAAAAGAAATGCGCGCCGCGTGTATTGGTGTACGGTCGTATACGAGCGGAACAGGGACCACGGGAACTGATCCACCCCGTGCATCTGCACAAAATGATCGGTCAGCGGAAGCACCGGGGTGCCATGGGGCGACATTTGAATGATCGGCAACCCCGGCATGTGATGATTGCACGAACGCATCGATATCTCGGCTTGGGGCACCTGAGCCTCGTTGAAACAATAGACCGCTGCGTCCGGATACATTGCGCTACTCGTGAATATGTATGGCGAGCGGGGCCACCGCTGTCGGCTGGCTCTCACCGTCGCGCCAGTTCGCCCGAGCCTTGAGCCAGAATTTCTGTTGCACGTGCGCACCGGGGACCAACGCATCACGATAAGCAGCTGCGGCCACATTCATGTTAGCTGAGGTCGCGGCGTGTTCGATTACATCCGCGTACAGTTCCTTCAACCGACCGGGGCGCATGTTAAGCATGTGACAGATATAATTCTCGTCCGCGCCACATGCCGCCCACTGCGCCACCCTTGCTGCAATTCGCTCGTCATACTTGTGCTGCACCGTCTTGCCCTCGGCGTCATACCCCACATTCTTCATCGAGGGGCGGCGGTAGGCGGAAAGGGGTATACGGGGGGTAAGCACCGTTCCGTCGGAAGTAAGTATACTTCCAAGGTCGAGGGTCGCCAGAGCATCGCCCCCTCGCCCGCTGTCAAGGGACCCGCGCGCTTTGGCCCCCCTTCCCCCTTCCGGGTCCTCCTGCGCTTGCGCGGGTCCCCCCGGCACCTTGTGCGTGTGCTTTACTTTGCTGCGCGCCATTCTCGCTTCTCCTGTGAAGTACCCCGGACCTCCGGCCATCGCCCCAGAGCCGGCCCCTCTCCGCACGTGGGCGCATGACTCGACGACCGGAGCGTACCACGGGGCACCCGCACGTGTCAACCCCCTTTCCAGCCTGTTCCGTGACGTCCCCTGCGCGCCTGCGTCCGCTGCCGCGCCCGGCGCAGCGCCTACCCGTACGCACGGGAACGCGTGGAACAGCGGAACAGGACGGGGTGCCCTCTCCCCCTCTCCCCGTCGTCCTGAGTGCTCGTGCTTGCGCGTTCCGGTCACGTTCCGCTCGTACCGCTCGCGGCCCCTTCCCCGGAACACGGACTTCGCCTACGACGACGCTTTCAGCAGGACGACTTCCCCGGAACACGCGGAACACGAAGCGGTGCCGCCCGGCCAGCTGGCACGGCCCTTGCTCGGCTGACGTCCCACGGCATTGTTGCACCGCAGCATGACGTCCCACGGCACCCCAAGCAAGCAGCGTGCCAGCTTTGCTGCCGACTTGCTGCGCCGCAACAAAGCATCGCGCACGAGACAGGAAAGAAAGGACCGGGGTCTGCGGCGCTGCAGCAATCAGCCCGGTCGGCACGGCTGGCACGGCTCCTGCTTGGTGTCTGGCAGAGGCTGCTGCTGCACCGATCGGTGCCGCCAGTCCCCTAGGAGAAAAGCGATGAACACGACACAGACCACGAACACGAAAAAAGCCAACGCCGGGCTGGAAGCGATGAGGGCCAAGCTGGCGGCCATGTCCCCCGAGGAGAGGAAGGCGATGCAGGAGAAGAGCAAGGCGACAGCCGCAGCCCGGAAAACGGCGGCCCGAGTGGACGAGCCGAAGGCGACTCCGGCACCCGCCCCCAAGGTGGACGTCAAGGCTCCGTCCTTCTCCCAGACCCACACTTGGCGGGTCGTGCTCTTTCACAAGGCATCGGCCACGGCGATGGCGGGTTCCTGCTGCGTTCAGGTTGCCGCCATGGGGCCAAAGGGAGCCAGCAAGGAGGCCAAGGTCAGGGCGCAGGCTCTGGGCTTGCCGGGGGCGATCGGCGGGGTGCTGGCTGTGGTCCGTGAGGACAGCGCCCTGTGGGACGCCTGCAGCCTGACCCCCAAGCACACGGCGTAAAGCGAGCGCTCTTGGGTGCCCTTGGCGACAGGGGCACCTGAGGGGCGACTTGCCCTTTACGAAAGGAACGAGCATGAGCGAAAAAGTGAGCGCAAAGACGGTGTTTGAGTGGCTGCAAGCGCACCCGAGCGGGGATGTGGACGTGCCACTTGATCGTGCGCTGTGGTGGGTGGCGTACAGAAACGCGGAAGCGTTGATGGACAGCACGACGAAGGACTTGGCACGAACGCTTCTGGAAGGAACCAAAAAGCTGGACAGCATCGCGGACGTGGAAGAGTTTGTGGCCAGCTTTTACGACAGCGAGGATCAGCAGCAGGAAGACACGGACCGGCTCATGGCCAATCTGACCGACTTTTTTGGCGCTTAAGCGAGGACGCCCGCTGCCCTTTGGCGACAGAGCGGCAGCGGGGGCACTTTCGCCCTTTTAGGAGAACGACGATGGCTAAGTTTTGGATGCAAAAGCAAGCACCTGCAGGTAACTGGACGGACTCGATCGGCTGGGAAGATTTGGCTGTGGACGACATGCAAAGGCGGCTGGCCTACTACCGCAAATTCGGAGATAAGGTGCGGGTGGTGGAACGCGTCGATGTGGTGGTGGACGAAGCCACTGGAAAAGCGCCGAGGCCGGTGGTCTGGGTTTGCCTGATCCGGGGCGACTCTTTCACTGAAACCTGCGGGGTGCGCTCGACGCTAAGCGCGGCCAAGCAGCGGATACAGGAGTTTATGGACGAGAACGCCGAGTTTCCGATGGAGGGCGCTTTCTGGTCGGAGACACCGCAAGGTGAACCCCACGCGCCGCGAGTGCGGACGGGAGCGCCTTTGATTGAATGGACGCTGGACGTTGATGGTACGACCGTGGCTTCAATCGAGATGCACGAAGTCGACGGAGAGTAGGCCGCAGTCAGTGAGCGCTGACCTAATTGCGGCGCTCCGCTGGCTGTGGTTAAATAAGCTGTTCCCGGTGCGGCGGGTTCCCCGCACGGCATGACGGGCGCGAAGCATCAGCGGAGCGCACGAATAGACGATAGGAGAACGAGCATGAAAGTCAGGTTGATAATCGGGGCATCAGCGTACGCTCACATAACGACCAGCACTCAAAGCGTGGACGTGAAGCTGGAGCCGGGTCGTGGTGCCCCACAGTCGCTGCGTGAAAGCGCGATAGCGCTGCGAGAGGAAGCCAACAGGAAGCTGGTGATGGCGCACCTGTACGAACAGGCAGCGCTGGAACTGGAAATCGACGATCTGGACAGAAATGGCGTGGAGGCTCCGTGATCGACGATCTGAAAAAGCTGGCGATCGGCCTGCTGTGCTGCTCTATTGTGACGGGCGCGGTCGTGTACGTGGCCTGTTATTGCGCGACGCGGCAGGCGCTCGTGGATCATGAATGCGCGACGGACATGGAGTGCGTGGACAAATGCTTGCGGTACGACCCGGATGACGGAACGTGCTTCGACGTACTCACGCCCCCGCGCAGTGGAAAGGTAAAGGCTTAGGGAGTCGATGTTAGTGAGCACTGACCTAATTGCGGTACTGGTCGGTGCTGTGGTAGAATAGCAATTGATGGACCCCGACACCGGGACGGATTTCCCGGATTCCAAACTTAATAGGAGTATCAGCATGAACAAGCACACACGTATCAATGCACTCACCCTCGCAGCACTCGCCATCAGCGCGGACCCGGAAACGCAGGCAGGTGGTGACGCAGGCGGCGCACCCATCTCGGCAGCCAAGCCCCCGAAGGAAAAGAAAGCCAAGCCTGCCGCCAAGAAAGCGCCGGCGAAGAAGGCTGCGGCCAAGAAACCCGCCAAGAAAAAAGCCGCCGGGGATGGCGACAAGGCGGAGAAGGGGCCGGGTGTCCTGCGCCAGTATGCCCCCGAGTACCACCGCGACAATGAGAAGAAAACCGCCAGCGGCAATGTCTCGGTCGACTGCAACGATGACGTCGCCAACAAGTTCCGGGGCAAGGACCTCGACGCGGTTTACACCGCCGCAGCCAAGATTCTGGGCGAGCCGGAAGCCGACCTGCGCAAGAAATACAAGCACCTGAACGTCGGCATGCAGCGCATGAATCTGGGCAACCGGGTCCGCGCCATCGTCAACGCCAAGTAAGGCGGTCAGATGCGGCCTGCCCCCTCGCAAGAGGGGGTTTTCCGCAGGGACTTCCTGCTAATAGACGAAAGAGAGCGAATCACCATGGCTACGCAAAAAGCAGTGCTGGGCGACGACGGGCGCAAGGAAGTGATCGAACGTGAACTCGTGCTGCAGATAACGCAGGACCAAGATGGGCAGTACGCCGTGTATCTGTCCCTATACGGCAGAAAATTGGGCGAGCACGGGCGCAAGCAGCAAGAGGGAAAGATGAAGACCATAAATCAGGCCGGCGCGGTTTCGGGCAAGGTACTCACGATGGCTGGTGAAGCATTGATAGCTGGCGCTGTCATAAACGCGATCACGGGCAAAAAATCATGAAAATCCGCATCCTGTCGATCGACGATGGCACCTGCGAACTGTCCAACGAAGTGTTGGAAGTTAAGGAACTGACGGGCGGCGATTTTGCCGCAGCAGTCAGGAAAGAAAACGTGCGCCTGCACGGGAGCGATCGGGACGTCAGCATCGACGCGTGGCGAGCGTTCCCTGCTGCGAAGAAAGAAAGTCATCTGTATCGAAAGGCGGCTTTCATCCTCCGCATGGACTGGAACCCCCCGGTGCTTGTGGCCGGGATCGTGGTCGTGGAGGAGTGACCGTGCAACCCGATAGCGATCAATGGGCGCGGTTCGCAGCCGCTGCCCTGACTGCCACGATACAGGAAAGCCGCACTGACGACGCCGTGCACGACGCAGCAATCGCCGCCGACACGATGCTTGCAGAGTGGAAGGAACGCTTCCCCCGCCATCCCCAGAATCCGGGCAATGACGGGCGGAGGGCTTGGGGTTGGTCGATGCCTTCACATAAGGGAACAAATATTCCCTGAGCAGGTGAGTGCTCACCTACACCCGACTGTCGAAGCATCTAGCGGCGACAGTCGGGCTGTGGTATACTGCCGGTGCTGTCGGGGTGCCCCGGCAGCTTCCTTAATAGACGAGAGGGGAAATCTTGAATCAACACAAAAAATTGAAGCAGATCGCAGCAATTCACGGCATGTCGATCCTGAACGAACTGGAAGTCGAACGCGTCAGGCGCATGGCGGCGAATGCCAACTACGTGGGGCCGGGCATCTACAAGGTGTTCCAGACCAAATCACCGATCGCCGGTGACAAGCGCGGCTGGTGCGTTCAAGTCGCCGTGCCGAATACGGACGGGGCGCTTGGGGCACCCGTCATGACGGGGAAATACGCCCTGTACGAGGCGAACGACCATTCCCCGGACCTCGCCATGGAGCGAGTCTCCAAATACTGCGCCGAGTGGAAGATACGCCCGCTCACCCAAATCCATGACTAAGGCCAAGGGGACAACATGGCTAAAGCAAGCAAGCAAGACCGGCTGGATGCCGCAGCCCGTGCAAGGGCGCTCCTTGCCGCCTTGGATGATGCGCCAGCGGTTCCGGATAAACCGAACAGCAACGGGGGGAGCGGTAGTGTTCCTAAGCGAAAAGGCGCTCCAGTTCCTGCGCCTGTCGTACGGGTGGAGCCTGCAGGAAAGGTACGGCCTGCGGGTACGGTTCGTGGTGATGGAAAAGGCGTCGTCGCACCAAGCGGCAAGCAATCCAAGCCTGCAGATGATAACCGCAGCCGAGCCGTACCCGATCCGACACCAAAAACCAAGGCCGGATACAAATTCACGCAGACCGCAGCTGCGGTCCTGACGGTCGACCCGAAGCACTGGCCCAAGAAATTCAAGCCCGGTGAGTTGAAACGCGGTGATTCGGTCTGGTATCATGGTGATCGCTATTGGGTGGAAACCGCATCGGCGGATTTCACGAAGTCTTGTTACGCCCGAATCTCCAATCAGGTGGTTCGACCTGAACCCCACCCCTGTCCTTCTGACGCGCCGGACAAGAATACGGAGACTTTTTGCGTTCACATGGACCTGCTATCGATCGCGCCGGTGGCGAAACGGTTGTACGGCCCCCAGCCCACGATCGCCTCGATTGCAAGGGCGGAACGGGCGAAGACCGGGCAGCGCGACGTAGGCGACGAGATAGCAACCAAGCTGCGCGCATGCAAGACGATGGAGGACACGTACGAGGCAGCAAGTGAGTACCTAGAAGTGCCGTTGTCGAAGTTGAAGGAAAAGTATGGGCATCTGAATCCCGGACAGCAGAGAATGAATCTGGGCAACCGCATGAGAAACAAATGGAAAAAAGATCATGGGAAATAAGGACGACGAGAGCATAATGGGACTGGAACAGCCGCAATTACTCGCCGGCAAGCCGCCCGAGGACTCGATTCTGCTCGGTGAATTGCGGCTGGCGGCGGACGGGGAAGGTTTCTTCACTGTAGTTGCCGGGCCGCAGGATGATGAAGCCGCGAACCTGCTGGTGCGGGGGATGGCTGCGCTGCTGGCTCAGGCGATCAGAGAAATGGTCGAAAGTGGTCACACCTGTGGCCATCCCGACCACGTGCTGAAAACGATCGTCATGGGGACGACCGAGTTGCTGGCTGGCGATATCGTGCTCGCTAAGATGAAACTCGGCGGATCGAAGCACTGATCATGGGTTACCAACCAACATGGGGCGACTGGATCGTGCTGGCCGTGGTTTTTGCGGTCCTGTTCGGCCTCGCCATCAACTGGCCGAGGGGATAATGACCACGCCGCAGCAGCGAGCCGCGAACACACGCCGCCTCTATGCATTTGAGGCGACGGTGTTGAAGCTAAATCCGTACCTGTCGATGCAGCGCAACAAGTTGTGGCTGGTGGAGCAATCCCGTTATATCTGGATCGTGGAACGCGGCTCGATCTTTGGTTGCCCCGAGTTGTACTTCAACGACGCCTTGAAGTTGAGTTATTCGCAGTCGGGGCACGGCATTCATTTCGCGAAGGACCAGCATGACCTGATGACGCTGATTCATGAACTGGCGCATGCGTTGGGGCCGGAGCATGAAGAGGTTCACGGCGGGTCGTTCGTAGCCCGGTATTTTTCGATGTTGGTGGACCACGGGCAGTTGGACCCGGACGAACTGGCAATGAATGCGACGATGTTCGGGATCAAGTGCAAGAGGAACTATGCTTATCCTGATCGCTAAGAATCGCGACGAGGCCGAAGCGTTCGCGGTCGACAGGCGGCTGTATTTCGGCGTTGCGCACCGGATAGTGTCCAAGCCGGTGCAGATGCAAAGCGTTCGGACTGACGCTCAATTGGTCCTGATAGGTGACTATTGGAGAGGACATGACTGGAAAGATTACTACGAATGGCTTCTGTATTCCAAAGCTTCCGTCCTCTACGGGGACGAGTTACCCTTATACGACCCGAGCGATGGCGGAGTATGACGCCATGTGCCGGGCGATAAAACGTGACAAGGACGGATTCATAAATCGACTGATCCGCAACACGGAGTCGAATGGTGAGTGCCTGATCTGGACCGGGGCGATCAATCACAAAAACGGGGGCTATGGCACCTTGCAGTTCCGGGTGCCCGTCCCGAGGAAGCGCGGAGAGGCAGGTAAGGTGATCACGATCGGTGCACATCGGCTGTTCCTGATGTTACGCCTTTGCCGACCAATTCGCGAAGGGTACGAGGCCGGGCACTTCCAATGCCATGATCGGTTGTGCATGGTACACGTGGAAGAGCAGACACGCAAGCAGAATCTGGAACTGAGAAGAACAAATGCCAAAAAAGCAGACAACTGCCCCTTCTGACGCACTGGTAAAACGCTTTCTCGCCCTGTTCGACGGGAACAAGCGGTCATCGGGCCGGTACGATCCGGGTCGGGACCGAGCATATACCGAAGACGTACCGCTAACGGCTGCGGTTGTTGTAGAGCACCTGCAGGGGACACGAGGGTGCGGCGTCGTTCCGATACAAGACGACGACACCTGTGTGTGGGCGGCGATCGACATTGACAACCACGATTCGGACGAGGACATTCCTATCGGGCCGATCGATGAACACATACGGGCCAACAAGTTACCGTTGATCCCGTGCAGGAGCAAGTCAGGCGGAGTCCACGTGTACCTGTTCCTGGAAAAACCGCAGCCGGCGCAGCGGATCATGCAAATGATGAATCGTTGGGCCGCGCAGTTAGGGCATGGCGGCAGTGAAGTGTTCCCCAAGCAAGCCCGGCTGGTCTACTCCAAGGATCAGACCAAGGGTAAGATGAAGGGGAACTGGATCAACCTACCATACATGGGCGCAGATGAAACTAACCGCTATGCCGTACGTGATGGAAAGCGCCTCACCTACGCGGAATTCTTGGCCTTGGCTGAAAAATCTCGCCAGTCAGAATCTGATCTTCGATCGTTTTCGGCCTCTGACCATCCGGACGCGCCGCCATGCATACAAAAAATGTACGCTAATGGAGTGGCGCAGGGGCACCGGAACGAGGCGCTTTATAATATCGTTGTTTATCTCAAAAAGGCGGACCCCGACACCGTTGACGTACGCGCCGCCGAAGCGAATGGCTCTATCTTCTCTCGCCCTCTCGGAAAGGCTGAGGCCGGTCGCACGATTAGTTCAGCGCAACGATCTGCCATGGGGTACCGCTGCGGGGAAGAACCAGTCCGCAGCCTATGCGATCGAGAAGCGTGTCTTAAGAGAAAATTTGGAATTACGCCGGTTGATGCGGAGAGAATGGACACCGTAGACGCGCTGCCTCAATTTACGGAGTTGAGCAAGTACCTGACCGAGCCGGTGCGGTGGGAAATGAAAATAGACGGTCGCAGGATCGGTAACATCGGGACGCCGCAATTGCTGGACTGGCGAGCGATGCGTGAAATCATAACGGACCGGCTGAACAAGATCGTGCCGATGATCAAGAACAACGAGTGGGAGCGGATTCTGTCGCCGCTCATGAAGGAAGTGCGGATAGTGGAAACGCCGGACGACGCCTCAGTTACAGGCGTCATGCGGGACCGGCTGCGGGAATTCGCATCGAAGACCGACCTGATGAACAAGGGCGAGGACAAAGCCGACCGCAAGGCGCTGCTGCGCGGCCTGCCGGTGGTGCAGAAGCTGGAAGGCGAGCGCAGCGTGGTGTTCCGTGCGCAGGATTTTGTGAACTACCTGAAACGGACGAAGAGCGAGGAATTGAAGGGCGTCAACCTATGGTTTGCAGTGCGCGATCTGGGGGTGGGCCATACGAGGATTCGAGTCCCCGGTGCGGCGACGGGGGAGAATAACATCAACGTGTGGTTCCTGCCGATGAAGGAAGTGTTGCTGTCCGGCGAGCAGGACGCTGAAGCGCCAACCTATAAGAGTGAACTATGAGTCATAGCTACAATCAATCGATGAAGATCGACGTCGACCCGAAGGGCGGGAGGCTGCTGATTTCCTGCCCGATCTGGGCGAATGATCTGGTGCGAGCGTTGCCATCCTGCCGTTGGCAATCGGGCACGAAGCGGTGGGCGGCACCGATCATCAAGCAGAACATAGTCGCCTTGCGGGAACTGATGAAGATGGGCGGGGTCGCCACCAGTCCGGGTGCCCTCGCTGCCTTGGATGAATATGACCGCCAGATCGTGGCCATGGGCACCCGAGGCAAAAAGAATAGTGGATTCCCGGCTTGGTACAAGTTCAAGGACGGATCGGTGCCGCGCAAGCATCAATGGCCAGCGCTGCATCAAGGTTACGGCCTGCGCGCATTCGGGCTGTGGATGGACATGCAGACGGGCAAATCGTTCACGGCGATAACGCTGGCCACGGCGCACCACATGGAAGGCGACATTGACGCGGTGCTGGTATTCAGCAAGCGAACGCTGCGCCGTAATTGGATCGAACAGTTCAATGACCACTGCCCGATCCCGACCTCCATTTATCTGCCGGTGACGGAGAAAGAGCGTCAGTTTCGCGCTTGGATGGACTCGGACAACCGATACAAGGTGATGGTGGTAGGGTGGGAGTCGTTGTCGCAGGGCCGGATGTGTGAACTGGTGGACGCATTCCTCGATCGCTTCCGTGTTGCCATCATCGGGGACGAAATCACCTACATCTGTGGCGAGAAGTCGACCCGCGCAAAACTGGTGGTCGGGTACGGCAGGCGCAGCCGGTACAATTACGCCTTGGCTGGTAGGCCGGACGCGATGGAGGGGCCGATCAACCTGTTCATGCCGTACGAGTTCCTCGACCCCAACATCATCGGAATCGGTGACCCGATTGCGTACAGAAACCGGTATGCGGTAATGGGCGGATATCAGCGCCCGATCGGGCGAAGTGGCAAGACGGTACCGACCAAGATCATCGGGTATCAGAATCTGGAGGAACTGGCTCGACTGATCGCGCCCTACACTTATCAGGTGATGAAGACGGAACTGGACATGCCGCCCAAGCCGAAGCCGAAAAAGTACGTAGTGGAGATAACGCCGTACCAGCGCAAGATTTACGACACCATCAAGAAAGAGGGGGTGTTGCGGCTGGCCGGGTCCACGGACGAGGAACACGTAATGCGCAACGTCCTCGAAACCGGGCTTCGCTTACATCAGGTCACGGGCGGTTATGCAGTGAAGCCACGTGAAGTGCGCCGCCGTGGGACGGACGGGGAGGAAAAGGTGAAGATTGTGTACGACCCCGTGGAACTGATCACGCCGGAGGATAATCCCAAGATGCAGGAAGTGTGCGCCATCTTGGAGGAGATGGGCAAGCGCAAACAAGTTTTGCTGTGGGCGGTCTATATGCCGGAGATTCTGGCCCTGATTAAACTCGTACGGGGCATGGGCTGGCGTGTGGCGGAACTCCACGGCGGAATCAAGGATCACTTGCGCCAGCCGCAGGTTAACGAATTTCGGCGCGGCGGGTTCGATATCGTGATCGGCAACGCGTCGACGGGGGGCATGGGATTCTCGATGCCCGAGGCCGGGGTGAACATGTTTTATAACAACACCTTCAAGGCGATCGATCGCGAACAGGCCGAAGATCGGAATTACGGGGACGGGACGAAGGAAATCGGCGTGTGGATGGACATAATCGCCAATCGCACGTTCGACGTCACGACGATGAAGGCGCTGGAGCAGAAGCAGGACGTTAGTGCCTTCGTTCGCGAACGGATCAAACAAGCAATCGCACTGCTGGATGGAGAAGAACTATGAGCACGGTTTGGGTAACGCAGGAAACGAACAAGGACTTCTCGGGTGCCCGGCAGTACGGGCGCGTTGAGTTCATAACCGATGAAGACTTACATTCAGTGGACGGGCCGCACAATGAATGGCTGCTTGGGCACCTGAAACGCCGGGTTGAAAAGATCAACTTGGACGAGGATTGGATCGTGCTTGCCGGTTCCCCGTACGTGGCTGCGGTGGTAATGGCCATGCTCGGGGAACGGGCGAACGAATTGCGGCTGTTGCGATGGGACAACAGGGATCACCGCTACATTCCCATGGAGTTAAATTTACCTTAGAGAGGATAGACAGATGGCTGAATATGACGACGACGAAAAAGGCGGCACGTACTTCGAGGAGTGCAAGGCCGCAGCGCGGAAGCAACACGGGAAGTTGAAGCTGCATGCGCGGATCAAGATGATGGCCGAGTACAAGTTGAAGAAGGAGGATGCCGAGTACAAGTTGAAGGAGATCAATGCGCACTACGACGTCCTGCGCTTCGAACTAGTGCCGGAGCAGATGGAGGAGGACGGGGTGGAGAAGCTGACGCTGGAAGGCGTGGGCCGAATCTCCCTGACCGGGGACCTGAATATCCAGGTACTGAAGCAGAATCGTCCGGACTTGTTCGCGTGGTTCAAAAAGAACAAGCTTGGCGATCTGATACAAAGTACAGTTAACTCGTCAACGTTGAAGGCGTGGGTTAAGCGCCGGATCGAGGACGGGAAGCCTGTGCCCGAGTTGATCAAAGTTACGCCGATCACTCGTGCCTCTATTACCAAGGCGTGACAGAAACATTAACATTCAAAGGAAGAACGATGGCAACATCATCCAAGAAAGACGACAAGAAGAAATCTTCAACCAAGCCAGCTGAACAGGCGGAGAAGAAATCATCAACGGCGGTGTCCACGGCGCTTGGCCTGCAGAAGGGCGCAGCGATGGTCCTCGTACAGGACCAGCTTCCGGATCACATCAAGCAGGGAACTGCTCGTGGTTCGGAAAACGTGGGACAGGAGGACCTCGTAATCCCGAGGCTGGAAATCGTGCAGGCACTGTCCCCGGCGGTAACTGAGGGACATGCGGATTTTGTTCAGGGCGCGAAGGTTGGCGACATGATCAATTCCGTGACGAACCAGATTTACGGTCGCGAGGTCTTTGTCGTGCCGGTCCACTACAGCAAGCAGTATCTGGTGTGGATCAAGCGCACCGCAGGCGGCGGGTTCAGGGGGGCGTTCCCGAATCCGGCACTTGCGGACGACCGGATGGCGGAAGTCCTGAAAGAGGACAAGAAAGATGCGGAGAATGTCGAAGTCATTGACACCCCGACGCATCTTTGCCTGATCATCAACCGTGAGGCGGGTTCGGCGGAGGAAATCATCCTGTCGATGCCCCGCACCAAGGCCAAGATCAGCCGTTCCTGGAATTCGATGGTTCGTCTCACGAATCAGGACCGCTTTGCGCGGGTCTATCGTGTGGCGTCGCAATCGGAAACCAACGCCAAGGGGACATTCTGGAACTTCGCAATTGCGCAGTCCGGGTTCCCCGTCGAGGCCCTGTACAAGAAGGCTGAGAAGCTGTTCGAGCAGATCAGCAAGGGCGATCGCAACGTGGTGATGGACGTCAAGAACTACGACGAAGGCAGCGCCGTCGACGAAAACGCTGAAATGTAAGACCGCAGAAAGCCGGGGGCGGGACCGCCCCCGGTCAACCACTAATAGAGGATAGAATGAAGACAGTCACCATTTACGGCCCACCGGGGACGGGCAAGACCCGGAACTTGGTCGGGATCGCTGAACGGGAAGCCACGGAGCGGGAAGCCAACGTCCTGTATCTCGCTTACACACGGGCAGCGGCGCAGGAGGCAACGTCTCGGATTGACTCACAACGGATCGAGGCTAGTACGATACACTCGCTGGCGTTTCGGTCCCTGAACATGACGCGATCAGCGCTGGTCGACGCGAAGAAACTGGTCGAATTCGGCAAGACCACCGGCCTGCCGTTTAAGGGCAGCGAACCGGGATCGGATGAAATACAGGAAGGGGACGAGTACGTGAATGCACTGGCCTTCGCCAATAACCGCATGATCGAGCCGGATGAAGCGTACGAAATACTCGGCAGGCCGGGCACCCCGGTACGATTCCGCAACTTCGTCACCGCCTATCTCAACTGGAAGCGAACCTACGGGTTTGTGGACTTCGACGACATGCTGAAACTGTTTATCAATCAGGGCGTGGCGCGGACCAACGCCGAAGTGCTGGTGCTGGATGAATCGCAGGACTGCTCGCCTCTGCAATGGGCCGTGTTCAAGGTTCTGTGCAAGACAGCCAAGCGCGTGTATATCGCTGGAGACGACGATCAGGCGATTTACGAGTGGAACGGGTCCGATCCCCACGGCATGGCGGAATTCTCTGACGAAATGAACGCGGAAGTGCGAATCCTTGACCAGTCCTATCGGGTGCCCCAATCCGCATTGAAGATGGCCACGGAGCGAGCGCTAACTCCGATGACCCGACGCGTGGCCAAGGAATTCAAGCCCCGGAAGGAGAAGGGCCAGATCACGCGATACGGGGACGTCCACAATCTGGACTTGGAGGAATTTCACGAGGACGGAATCGGAGCGCTGGTGCTGGCGCGGGATCGTTATCGGCAGGATGAAATCCGCCGCGAGTTGAATCGCGAAATGGTTCCGTACGACGTACTTGGCGGGTTGTCACCGTGGACGTCGAAGACCGCTCAAGCGCTGAAAAACGGCGCTAACATCGACGTTCCGCTGCAGTGGCGCTCCTTCTACCGCAAGGCGGCGCAGCACCCGGACTGGAGGAAACCGCCCGTCCTGCTCCTGTCCACGATTCATCAAGCCAAGGGACGGGAACATTCACGTGTGGTGATAGACCTTGAACTGTCCGGCAAGGCGCTGCTCGGGATCAACCTGATGCCGGATTCGGAACTGCGCGTCTTGTATGTCGCCCTGACCCGGACTTCGAACGAACTTCACCTTTGCGGGAGCAACCCCCTACTATGAGCGGCTGCACACACGAACGATACGAAACGCAAGATCAGGGTTACGAGGACATGAATGGCGAATGGATATCCGATTGGCGGAATTATGCAGTCTCTGCCTGTGTGGATATCGACCTGCACCGGTATAAGTGTACCATGTGTGGGGAAGTGTTCTACTACTCGGGTCGGGCGAAAGATTTTTACGAACGCGGTGAGCGCGGCGGTATATTCACCGACACCAGCGAGTATCCGGACAACAAATCGCTTAAGCCACTAAGGAGAAACCGTGCCAATTAATCTCGACCGCCTGCGTGATTACGCCATTGTCGCACCGGACGTTGAAACGACCGGCCTGCACTGGTATAGGGACTCCACGTTTGGACTCGCGCTTGCCGCATGGGACGGAAATAAAATCCACTCCGACTATTGGGACGTACGCGAGAACCCAAGGGTTTTGAAGCACGTGGCTCGGGAGCTGCAACATTGCAAGCTGGTCGTCAACCACAACATGAAGTTTGATGCCCACTTCCTTCGCGAGGCCGGGGTGCCCCTGCCCATGGATCGGTTGGATTGCACATCAGTACGGGCGGCGGCGATCGACGAGTGGGAGCGATCCTTTTCGCTCGATGCGTTGGGTACGAAGCACGTGGGGATGGGCAAGGATAACAGCATTTATCAGTCGCTGGCTGATCTATTCGGTGGGGCACCCACACGTGCGGTCCAGATGAAGAACTTGCACCGCGCCCCGGAGCGGATAGCCAAAAAGTACGCTATCATCGATCCCGAGATCGCCATCAAGCTGTACCTGTGGCAACAGGAGGAAATCAAGCGGCAGGGGATCGAGAGCGTGTGCGATCTGGAGCGGCGGTTGATGCCGGTGCTGATAGATATCGAATCCCGAGGGGTGCGCGTCGACGAGGACCGGGCGGTGAAGCAGATCAAGGTCTTGAACAAGCTGGTCGTTGCCGCGCAGAAGGACTTGGACCGAATCGCCGGTCAGCCGGTGAATGCTAACTCCCCGGTTCAGATGCGGGAACTGTTCCGTGTCCGCAAGGAGGGTGATCAGTGGGTGACGGACAAAGGTTATCCACTGGAAGCCACCGAATCCGATAACCCGTCGATCGGCAAGGATGTGTTGCAGGCGCTGGCCAATCAGGGCGATGAACGTGCCCGTCCGATCATGGTCTTGCGCAAGATGACCAAGGCGATTCAGTTCTTGGAAGGCCACATCATCGGTCATGCAGTGAATGGCCGGGTGTATCCAAATTACAACCAAATGAGGGGCGACAATGAACTCGGCACAGGAACGGGCAGATTCTCGATCGATGACCCGGCGCTACAGCAAATCCCGGCGCGCGACAAGGATATTGCGGCCATTGTTCGCTCATGTTTCCTACCGGAACTCGGACATGACTGGCTGTGTGCTGATTGGGAACAATTTGAGTTCCGATGGTTC